TCCTCGAAATCCTTGAACTTGATGTCCTTGGCTGCGGTGAGCAGGGGGCTTTCGTTCTTGAAACTGTCAGCTTCCTTGGTCGCGCCCTTGAGGTAGCGCTGGTAAAGATGCGCCCGAAAGCTTTCGCCAATGCCCTTGCCCATTGAGCCAAGGCCAGCCGAGAGGTCCTCGATCGTATTGCGTTCGCCAGCCAGCTGCCGAGCCAGCTCGGCATCGCCCCGTTCAAGCCGATCAAGTTCGATCGCCGCGTCCCTCGGGCTGTTGATCGGCCTCGGCGGATTGGGCATTTCCGGGTCGGCCTGGCGCACTGCCGGGCGGTTGACGATTGCTGCCAGGTCGTCGCCAATGTCAGGGTATTGCTTCTGTGTCTGTGGTGCATTCTCCGGCTGGTGGGTAGCGGTCTGGTCGGCAACCGTCTCGTAGCGATCCGACCGCTCGGGAACCGGGATCAGGGTATTGCCGTCCTCGACATGACGCTCGCTCTTGACGTAACCAGCCGGGACATAACGCCCGTTGCTATCATAGATATTGGTCCGACCTTCCTTGACCGGGATGTAGCCGCGTTCGTTGAACGGCACCCGGCGCGGACCAGCCGGGGTATCGAAGGCGTAGCGGCCACGCTGGGGCTCACCGCCGAGGAAGCTGTTGAGCTTGTTGAGCCGGTTGTTCCAACCCTTCTTGAACTTGCGGTGTTTGGACGAGGTGTCAGCGAGATTGTTGAGAAACCCGCGATAAACCCTCAGGCCGCTGCCTGCATCGTTGGTATTGAGGATCGCCTTGACCAGCTTCTTGCTGCCCGAAATGAAATAGGCATCGAACGCCACCGCAGCGAGGCTGCTGTCGACGGAGTTGAACTCGGGCAGCCAAAAATGCTTCTTGGCCAGCTCCATCCCCCGGTCGTAGGTCATCCCGGCAATGTCTTCGTTGGGGAATGACCGCGTGGTGAAACCCCACTTGGTCGGCCCGGCTCCCTCCTTGTTGTTAACCAGCTTGCCGGTTTCGAGCACCATCATGGTGTGATCGATGATCGTGTTCTGAGTGACCTTGGCCTTGCGGATGGCGGTCTTGTTCGGGGCATTAGCGGCAACTCCGGCCGACCCAGCAGGAACCGTGCCACGGGTGATTGCCCCGCCGATCCCGCCGAACGTGGCACCCAGTGCGGTCCCGCCAATCAGTCCACCAAGAATCCGCGCGCGTCCCTCTCCAGGCTGCATCGACGGGTCGAGGGCAACCACCGTCGCTTCCTGGGAAACACCCATGATCCCGCCGACATAGGCCCCGGTGGCAGCACCACGCAGGAACCCCAGTCCCTTGATCGCCGGACCAGCAATCAGGTTTGACGGATCGACAATCCCGGCCCCGAGATCGGACCAGAAGGTCGAGCCAAAGCCACGCTTCTCGCGCCGACCGCGATTGGCGAGATTGTCATCGATCTGGCGCTTGACGACTTCGAGCTGCTGGGGATTGCTGACGAAGGCAAACGCATCGGCGAATGATTCATAGCCTTCGGGAACATGGTCGAGCGGGTCCCACCCGTCGGGTCCCCTGCCACCAACCAGCTCACGCTCGATGAACCCGCCGATCGCGCCAAGGTAATTGTCGCGGTATGAATCCATGATGCCCGAGTAGGCATTGGGATCATCCTCCTCGCGGTACTTGACCTGCTTGCGGACATTCTTGTTGGGGTTGGTCGGCCGGAACTGGTTGGCGATCTCCAGCCCGTACGGCCCGCGCGTCCCGGCAGGCTTCACCGGTGGTACCGGGGGCTGCTCGTCAAATACCTTGGGCATCAGTAATCACGTCCCCGCCGTGGAGCCATCACCGGCTGCTGCTTGGCGGCCTTGTCGATCGCTGCCCTGGCGTAATCGCGCCGTTCCCGAGCGGTTTGCGTCCGGCCCTGGCGGACTTTCTCCTGGTACGTTGCCTCGTTGCCAAAATACTTGGACAGCACCACGTCGATGTTGACGTAGCGCGAACTCTGGAAATTGCCGTCGATGTCGAAGTAACTCACCCGGTAGTTGCCAACCCCTTCCGGCAACTGGCTGTTGTCGACGAAGTCGAGACGCGCGCGCGGCAGCCTTGGCTGTCCATTCCTGCCCCTGGTGGTGGTGGTGAACCCGGCTCCGCCGTAGACGTGGCCCTGGCCATCGACATAGTTTCCGAAAGCCCGGTCGAGCTGGCTGTTGGTCAGCTTGAGACCGGCCAGTTCGGATGGAATAAAGCCATAGGTGCCAAGCTTGTTCGGAGTCCACAGGGTCGCGACGCTCTCGACCGCATGGCGCACGGCGGCTTCCTTGTCCGGGCCATAGACGGCGAGAAAGCTCTTGGTCGCGCTGTCGATCTGTTTCGCGAAATCCTCGGGCAGGTCCTGGACCTTCTTGCCGAACACCGACACCGCATAGGAGTCGCGCATGGTGTTGTAGAGTTCGATATCCGGCTTGCCCTCGTCGTTCCTGAATGCGTTGGCGATGTTCCGCTCGCGCCACTTGCCGGTGATGATGTCGTTGTGGATCGCGCGGCGCTGCTCGGTTGGCAGCTCCTGGTCCTGCATTTCCTGGTAGCGGATCAGGATCGCCTGGGTATCGCCATCGAGTTCCTTCCACGCCTCCATCCCGGTGTACATGCCGGTGACCGGGTCCATCCCGCCGAACATCTTCGAGGCAAGGTCGGTGGCAAGGTGGACATTCGAGCTGCGTGACTGGCGAACCAGGAACGTCTTGACTGCTGTTGGCAGGCGTCCCTTGTCAGCGATCTCGGCAGCCACGCTGGCGCGGTTGCCTTCGTCACTGAGATAGGCGGTGATGGTCGGTGCGACCTTCAATACCTGCTCGTCGAAATCGGCATTCCACTGGGCGAACAAGTCGGGATTGCTCATGCTCATCCGACCGAGGATAGCAATCTGGTTGCGCTTGATCTGAGCCGCCTTTTCCTTCTCGGCATCGGCCTCAGCCTTGTCATTGGCAGCATCGATATCGTCAAGCCTGCGCAGCTGCCGGGTTGCCCAGGTAGCAATCTGGTTACGTCCTTCCGGGGTCGGAAAGCGCTCGACCCACTGGGTATAATTGTCGTCGAGAATCTTGTTCTTGCCGTCGCTGGCATCGCCTTCGCTCCACTCGACCATCCGTTCGAGCGAGGTCCGGTCATTGAGGATAGGCTGTGACTGGCGGATGAAATCGAGCACTGCCTTGGTCGAGGTGACCTGGGTTTCAAGAGCGAACAGGTCAGCATTGAAACTGACCGTTTCACCATCCGCGCCAACCTTGGTCAGCCCGCCAGTTATACCCATCCTGGCAGTCTGGTTCTCAAGCATGAACTTCTTGAACTCGATTTCCTTGGCATCATAGGCGACCCAGTCCTGCATCCCGGCAAGCGTGGTGAGATCGGTGAATGCCGCGTCACGCCGCTTGACGAACTGGCTGTCCAACTCGGACAAGGCCTGGCGGTTGTCGCGGTTTATCTTCTCCGAATTGAGCCCGTTGAAGCGCTGGATTGCCTCGCGATAGAGGATCGGTTCAACCTCGGCCTTGATGTCAGGCGGGACCGTGGCCGAGACTGCCTCGGCATGGGCACGAAGCTCGATCAGCGCCTGCTGCGGGTTATTGTTGTTCCTGGTCTGGATATCCTCGAATATGACCTCGGCATCGGACAGCAGGTGGCCCTTGTAGATTTCATTCATGGCGGTCTTGAAGGCTTCGCCATAGTAGAGGCCGCCCTGGTCGGGCAGGTCGGCCCGGCGCAGGATGCCGTCTGAACCGCGCATCATCGGGGCCTGTCCGCCAGCAGCGGTACCGGCCTCGATCGCCCGCTTTCTCATTTCCGGCTCGGCGGTTTCAAGCAGCGAATGTCCAAGTCCGCGCAGCTGCTGGCTGGCGTCCTGGATTTGCCCGCCGCTGAAATCAACCGTCGGCGCGCGCGGGTCTACCGCTTCCTTGCGCTCATATCGCTCGATTGCCATCTAGAAGCCCACTCCCGGATTGGTCGGGTTGAACCTTGGTGTACCGCCACCGCCTCCGCCGGTTTTGCCACCACCACCTGGAACATTATAGTTGGAATAGAAGCTGTAGGCGTTCATCGCGTCCTGCATGAACCCGGCAACCGCACCGACATTCTGCTGCTTGGCGTTGTACTGGGCGAGACTCGACTTGTAGCCAACCACCCCGATCTGCTTGTGGGCGGCATCCTCCTGGGTAGCCAGGCCGAGCCGGATTGCACGAACGTCGGTATCGAACTGGTCCATGCTTTCGATCCCGATGCCCTGGAAGAAGCTGATATGCTCGGCCACTCCCATCGCCCCGATCGCCGCCATCGATGACGACCATGTCCGGTTGAACTCGTTGGCCCGTTCGCCTTCGCGTTCCATCGCCGATATCTTGGCCAGCTCGGTCTCGACCTTGATCTGCTTGGTGGTCTGGTCAGCCTCCCACCGGGCATATTTGGCGGTGGCCTTGTTGCCCTGGATGCTGGAAAATGCACCGACCGCGCTCATCAGCAGCGAGGCACCGGCAATGACTGCGGTGATGCACATCAGACTTTTACCTCCTGGGTCAGGGCCAGGACGGTCGCAGGAAGCGGTGCATCCTGGTCGATGGTAATGGTTGGTGAGCGGTTGAAACCAAGGTGACGGGTTTCACTTGGACCGGTGATCGGGGTGATCATTCCCTGCCATTCCTCTCCGCTGTCGAGGGTGATGACCTTCTGGCCGTCAACCCGGATCGCGTGGGTGTTGTATAGTTCGAGCACGGTCCGCACCAGCCGCTTGATCAGTCGGGTACGCGAACCCGCTGGAACCTCAACTTCGGGCGGCAGCGTCTCGATCAGCATCCGGTAATCATCGCCCGCGACCAGCTGCATGACCGACACGTCAAGCACGATCGCGCCATTCGACGGGACATTATACTGGCCATGGTAGCCCAGCTCGCTAACCAGGCTGACCACTCGGCCACGGACGCGCGCGTCAAGAGTCCAGTTGGTCTTGGCTGTCGAACTGGTGTGGAGCACGGCTCCGTCAAGGCTGACGATCTGGTCCGAGGCGAGACGGTACAGCCGGTACTGGCCACGCACCGATACACAAAAGAATATGTAGGTCCCGACCGCTTCGACCGATTCGGCTTCGCCTGCACCGAGCGTCCACAGCATCCACCCGGCCAGGTTCTCGTTACGTTGCGACTGGAACACCAGGATGGTGCCGTCATCATTGGTGAACAGGGCGAACTGCTCGGCCCGGTTGGTCACTCCAGCCGAGGCACAGGCGGTGGTCGGGTTGTTGACCAGGTGCCCGGCCAGGGTTGAGATCGGGACAGACAGATAACCGCCCTGCTCGTTGGAGTAGGTCATTTCGGAAATCGACTGGCCATTCTCCTGGATGAATACCGTCGCACCATCGAACACGATCGGCTGAACGCTCGACGAACCGGCGATTGACTGGGCCTTGACGCGGGCATTGGTCGGGGTGATCGGCTCACCACTGGGTTGGATGTGAACCAGCTCGCGGGTCGCAGTGAGCAGCTGGAGTTCGCTGTTCGAGACCATGTGGCGGATGCGGCTGATGTCCTCGGTGCCGACTGCCAGCTGAACGCTGTCACCGTCATTGCCGACCCCGACATCGAAGTTGCGATAGGCCAGTGCCCTTGACAGGAACTCGGCATCGGGCTGGGAACTGGTCCCGGCAAAGCCCAGCCGTCCCTCGTGGAAACAGCATGCGCCGGGCCAGCCCCGAACCGCGCTGATGGCTGGTTCACCCCAGTCGCGGATTGCCGCGCCGGTAGCGTTGACCTCGACATTGGAACCACCGCCATCGACCGACGAGGTTGCCGCGCCGCCTGCGGTGAACTGGTAATTATGCTCATCAAGCACCGTGATAAGACGTGGGCCATTGAGCATCACGGCGGTCAGTCCGCCAACGTCATTGGCCCCGGAAATGGTGATCGTGTTGCCTCCGTTGTAGCCATGGTAGATGTGCAGCACGTCAACGATGGTTCCGCCGTTCTTGGTCTTGAACGGGTCTGGATCGAGCTTGACCTTGAGTTCGCCCATCACCGTACCGGTGGCGACTGTGGCGCTGGTGACAGCAGTGATCAGCACCTCGACACCCTGGACCTTGAACCGGGTACCGACATGGGCTGGAACAAATGTCGGGGCCGAGGCAGTCAGGGTGATCGAGCCGGTTGAGCCCGACGGGGTCAGTGTCGTGGTTGGCGGAGCAAACTTGTAATAGGGCTGGCAGACTTTCTTGCCATCGCTCTCGACATCGAACGCAAACAATTGCAGCGCGAAGGTGATGGTGCCAGTCCGGACCAGTTCGCGCATTGCCCAATTGTTATGGCACAGGACCATCACGTCGCCCTGCTGGGTGCAGGTCATTTCATAGGCGTCGGCTTCGGACCAGGGACAACCGGCAAGAGTGGCGAGCAGCGTTCCGTTCAAGTCGTAGACGCTGGCAGTGAAGGCCGAGAAGGCAATCAGGAACCGCTGGGTCTCGGAGAACTCGAAGCCAATCAGACGCGCGCGTCCAGGTAATTGGATCAGATCATAGGTGCCATAGCGGCGCTCGAACCCGCCGGTCGCCAACCTGAAAACGTTACGCGCCCGCCTTACTCCCTGCTGGTATGACTTGATGTTCGACTGACCGATCAGCCTTGGATCAATCTCACCACTGGAAAAGTTATTCTGGACAGTGGTGAGCAAGGTCATGCGCCACCCCCATGATAGCGGCGCAAGCCACCGACTGGCATCTTCGACGGGGTTCGACCCTGGGCCTCGATGGTCTTGGCCTGGGCGAATTTCCTCAAGGCCACTCCCTCGTAAAAGGTTGCCTTGTCAGCATCCTCGGCGATCGGAATAGCGAATATCGCGGCCAGCCGATAGACCAGCACTGCCTCAAAATAAGGTGGGAACTCGACTTCCTCAGGCTGGAACCCGACGTGGGCAATAACCTGTTCCTCGGGCATGGCATCGCACAGGATGCGATTGCGGACCCGGTCAAATGGCAGCTTCTGGCCATCACCGTAGACGCAGTAGATCATGAACACGTCATTCGGCAGGTGATACTGGGCAGTCCACTTGAGGGTCGGCAGCTCGGTGATCCGGTTCAGCTCGATATAGTCGGATGCAAACCGCCAGCGGTAATCGGAGAGGAGCGAGCGCAATGTCGAATCGTACAGCTCCTCGGCGACCAGCTCCTCGGTCGAGGTCCCGGCGAACGATGCTATCTTACGGCCGCCGACGAGGACCAGGGCGCGGCTGCAAAGCTGGAACTTGTTCGCCATTCACTCCCCCAATAGAAAAAGGGGGGTGGACAATGACCACCCCCCAACGACCTACATCAAAAACCCGTAAGGGGTAAATTCTAGACTTTGGCAGCTTCCTTCTCGGCCTTCTCCGCTTCCTTCCTGGCCTTCTCCGCTTCGCGCTCGTTGGCAGCGAGGACGGTGGCGGTGATGCCCTCGGCACCAATCGTGGTGACCACTGCCGCGCCGGTTGCCGAGTTGACGAAGATCATGTCGATGACACTGCCTGCCGTGCTGATGACGATGATCACGTCATACTGGCGCAGCTGGTCGGTGACCGCGTTGAAGTAGCCCGAGCCGGTCACCGTGGCGATGTTGTCGGCGGCGCTATTGTAAATGTGCAGCTGCGGAAGCGCGCCGCCAATGCGCTGGAGCTTGGTACGGTCGAGAGCCATGTTTCGTCTTCCTTACTTGACGTAGTCAACAGCCTGGATACCGGTCTCGTCGATGTTGACGCAACCCATGCTCATCTTGGAAGTGATGAGATAGGCCGACCGCTCGGCAATCCAGTCAATCTTGGTCGAAACTTCCTTGCCGACACCCAACCCTTCGGCGGTCCGGTGCCACGCAAGAGCGCGAGCTTCGGTTGCGCCGCCCGCCCCAGCGGCAAGACCGGAGAAGCCGATGAAGGTGAACCCCATCCATTGCTTGGCAACCATGCCGCCCTTGTACGGCAGGTCATCCGAACCGATGAAGTCGGCGTCGGAGAAAGCCGAGATTGCAAGCAGGTCGGTCCAGCCCTCGGGGCCAACGAAGAAATAACGCTGGCCATCGTCGGGTACGTCGTTGTTGCCGAACCGTTCAAACACGGTGTTGATCTTGGTGGCGGTGAGGCCGGTCGCAGCTGCGCCGATCAGGGCGTTGGTGGTGGCCGCGCTCATCGCCGTGACGAGCAGCTCGTCAGTCTTGCGGCCGAGAGCCATCGCGCCTGCACCGGCAACCACGCGGCGCTCGTCGATGTCGAATTTCAGTTCGTCGAGATCGTCGACATAGTCGGCCGCGTAGAAGTCGAGCATGGTCGCGTTGACGCTGTTGTGATCGACGTTCATCGTCGGCACGAGACCATGACGGGTCTTGGTCCCGGCGGAGCCCTTGCCCGCCTTGAAGAAACGAACCGTCTCGCCCTTGACGGCTTTCTTGCGAACCAGGCCTGCGATCTTCGAGCCAGCCCGCTGGTAAGCGACGTGGACCTCGCTCTCGAACTGGATGATGAAGGTATTGGTAATGGAAGCCGACATGCCCCCGCGCTCCTGCTACGTGATGGGCAAGGGTTTCATCCAATTCGGCTTAGCATCTCAATGGACACAAACGCGCAAGAGATGGGTAGGGATTTAATTGGCCCCTATATTCCTCCCCATTGACAAGCGTGTTTCATGTTCCAGGAATAAGGGAGTGAAACATGAAACATCTGCGCTACCATTTCTGGCGCTGGCTCGCGCCCCGGCTAGGCAGCCGTCGGGCCAGGGACTGGGCCTGGGATCGTAAATGGCAATTGTGGTTCAGGCTTTATGGCGACCACGTTGCTCTGTGGTAGCCGCTTCTCCATCAGCGTGCCGATCTCACGGTGGCCGTTTTTCCTGAAAAAGCTGCACGCGGCGTCATTGTTGATTCCCGTGGTCACTCCCATCCGGATCACGCTAGCCCCAGTCGCAACCGCCCACTTCTCACCATAATCGAGCATCAGCTGGGCCGCGCGCGTCCCTCTCCGGCCGGGCACGACATAGAAGGCGAGATCGCCAACCTCGCTGGCCGGGCCAAAGAACATCGGCATGTGGAATAGCAGCATCATGCCGACGATCTGGCCGTCATCGAGACAGGCAGCAGGAAGGTAATTGGGATCGTTGATCGCTGCCCGCAGCAGGGTGTTGAGCTGATCACCGTCAAACACATGAGGCCCATGGACCGGGCTCTCGGCATGGAACTTGCGGGCAAGGTTGACGATCGTCCGGCAATCGGATGGGACTAGCCTCCTGACGTAAGCCATTACTCGTCCTTGAGGGTGCCGCCAGCGGCAAAGTATTTTTCAACCCGAGCGACAATTACCGGGTCACGCTCATGCTCGTAGCCCATATATTCCTTGCTGTTCATCAGCTTGCGAATGATCTCGGCGCTGTCCGGTGCCTCGACCGCGCTGACCGTCCGCTGGGTAGCGTTGCTCGAAATCAGCCGCTCAAGCGCCTTGATCGTTCCGGCTGAGACTGCTGCGCTCATCAGTGCCTTGGCTTCGTCTTCGGGCAGCATCCGGGTCAGTGCGCCACTGAGGGTGCCGAGCCGCTGCTTGACCTGGCTTTCATCACGGCCAAGCAGGCTGATCTGCTCGTCGCGGTAGCTGTCCATTTCCTGTTTCTCGGCGGACGACCACTTGCCGAGGAACTCGTTCCACTTGTCGGGCTTCATACCCAGTTCGTGAGCTGCCTCGCGCATCGTCTGATAGACGGTCGAGCCTTCAAGGGCTTCCTTGTCGAGCCCCTCGATATCGGGAATAACGTAATCCTCGGGTTTCTCCGGTACCCCTTCGCGGAGTTCAGTGAGGATGGACGCGCGTATGTCAGCTTCTGTTTTGACCGGCTCCCCTTCGGGGGCCGGTTGACCCTTGGGGGGCAGTTCACCATTTACTTCAGTCGTCGGTGGTGTCTGCCCTTCGGGCGGTTCGACGGGTTCGACTCCGCTTAGGAGCGACGGCTCGATCTGCATAGGCTCTGGCCTCCCTCATGCGCTGGTCAATAATCCCGACTACCGATCGCTGCCCTTCGCGGAACCTTAGGGCTTGGTCAGAACTTTCCGGGCTCATCACCTTCTGGACCAATTCGGACCGAAGATGGCCAAGAACCATCTGACCAGCGGGGGATGTGAAACAGTGAAGAAATGCCTGGCTGAGCCGTTCGTCCAGGTCAGGCTGGCGCTGGAGCTGGCTCTGGTTCGGCTTGTCCTTCACCCATTCCCCCGCCTTGCGCACCTTGCGCAGCCTGGGCGATCTTGGCCGACAGCTGCGCCTGTTCCTTCCGGGGCCGCACGATCTTCTCGGGGACCTGGTAGCGCTCACCTAAGTAGAGCGAAGCCTCGGTCGTGTCGATAGTCAGCGCCGCCGCCTCGGGACCGAACAGCTGGCCGATGGTGGCGATGAACTTGGTTGTCTTGTCGATATCCTCGTAGCGCTGTCCCTGGGCCAGTGGCGAAGTCGGTACTGCCTTGATTTCCTTGCCATTTACCTCGGGCAACTTGATCAGCTTGCGCTTGCGCAAAATCCACCGGACCCGTTCGACGAACGGCATCACGAACTCCAGCACCAGCCGACCGAACGGGGCACCAATTGCGCGGGCCAGTTCAGCCATTCGCTGGTCGACCTCGGTGGCGCTCATCGGGGTCTTGTTGGGATTGCCGAGCTGCTCGGTGAACAGCGCTTTCCTGATGTTGTTGCGGTGCTCCTCGATGAGGAACTGCTGGATATCGAAGTTGCTTCCGGGAACGACGTTCTGGAGTGGTTGCGAGCCGGGTGCGCGCGGCACGATCGTCCCCGGTTCGAGGGTCACCGTCTCGGTGTTGAACACCCCGTCATCCTCGGCTGACCAGATACCGGCCAGCGCCATGTCGGCGTGGTCGATCACCGCCTTCATTGCGAAGTTAACGGTGCGCATCGACGGCAGGCACTGGATCAGGGGCCCCCGCCCCCAAACCTCGCCGCTCGCCTTGGACCAGCGGGTGACAATGATCTTGCGGCTGCCCGGCCCTTCTTCCTCGTACTGCCAGATGATCTTGTTGTTGGTGTCAGGCATGAACCAGGTGCAGCGATAGCGGTGAGCGGCACGCTCCGACCAGTCGCGCTGGTGGATCGAGACGATCTTGTAACGGCACTCCTTGCCACCAGCCATCCGTTCGAGTTCGGGTGGCAGGTTGGCCATCGGTGCAAGCACCTCGATCTCGCGGACAGTCAGGTAACGTTCGCGTGCGATCGGGTCAGGATGTCCGTCAGGACCAAGGCCAAAATGCAGCTCAGACAGCGGCACTGCCTGGCACACCAGGGGGATTGTTTCATCCGCCTCCTCCACTTCCATCGCCATCGTTCCAACGGCCAGGTCCTGGTAGCATTCATTGGCCTCGGTCTGGAAGTTCGAGGTATTGATAAGCTCAAAGATGAACTCGTCAACTGTCTGTAATAGCGCGTTTATTTCCTTCTTCTCGTCCTCGTCGTCGATAATCATTCCGGCAATGTGGGCGTGCCAGCGGGTGAAGTTGGGGGTGACTCCTGCCTGTATGCGCGAAGCAAACTCCTGCGCAGCAACAACAGCAGTATCATCATAACATTCGCTCTGCTCGGCATCGGTCATGATGCCCTTGCGGCCGGGGAAGGCAAACCCGATCGCCTCGTCGTACTTGTCGCCGAGCCAGTCACGGTGAAGCTTGATCGAATTAAACGCCTCGTGCGGCTTGTCCATGCCGGTCGAGGCATAGTTCCCGTCATTGGCGGGCTGGAGCAGGGCATATGCCTTGGCCATTATCCGGCCACGGACAGCAGGGAGCGTGCCATTGGTGCAGCATAGCCCATTCCGCCACGACTGCCAGTGAGTAGCGACGAGCGGCCAAAGCGCATACCGAGCATGCCCAGCCTGAGGTTCTTGCGTTGTTCCTTGTTATCGGTGCGGATAGCGTACTGCTCGTCGAGTGCCAGCTTGCGCTGGGCAGCAGCATCAGCCTCGGCAGCCTTGTCCGCTGCGGTCGGCTTGGGGGCCTTGGGTTTCTTGAAGCACATCGCCTAGTCTCCGAACAGCGAGCGGCCAACCGTCCCGGCAATGCCGCCCCGGCTGATAAACTTCTCAGCCTTGCGGATCGGCTTGGGAATGACCTTCTTCAACGGAGTGTGATTGATCGCTTTCGATGCCAGCCTTGCCCCGCTCAAGGCCATGAACTTGCTCATGATACCGCCCTTGCCGCACATCGTCGTGCCCCTTGAAATTTCCCTCTCATCACGCTTTTGGGCTTAGCGCCGCAATGGACTTGCCTGCTTCTTCAATCGCCCGAACGGGTTCTGCCGCTTGGCGGCAATGACGCGCGATCGGGTTTGTTCAATATGTTGCTTGCGGCCAATCGCCTCGCGTGCCTCGCCGCAGCCAAGAAGGAGATACTCCAGTGCCTCGACGACGTGGGAATAACGACTCTTATCAGGCTCGTCGGCGAAGCTTTCGCCGTGAGCAGTTCGCACTCGGCGGTAACAAAAGCCGCCTTCCAATCCGCGTATCAATACCGTGCACGACGGATCGATGGTTATCGCTGCTCCCCCGTCGGACATTCTTCCGAGTGGGCCTGCCAGCGCCAACCGCCGCAGCTCAACGTCGTTGGTGTCGCAGGGTCTTGCGGGAATGCCTTTCGTCCTTAGTATCTGGAAAGGCGTCGTTTCATCTGTTTGAACCCGGTGATCCCCCGCCGGATCGCCCCA